TCTTTTTTGTTCGACCTTCTTTCTTTCTTTAGTTAATTCCGCTTCTCGTTTTGAGATTTCAGCTTGCTGTGTTCTAAGCGCTGAATCGTCAGATGCTTGTGCTCCACCACCCAACATCCCTGTAACAATACCGCCAACTGCGCTAGCTATACCGCCCATAGACTATATCTCCTCAATAGTAACAAATGATTGTTTTTTCATCTGTTCTTTGTGATGACTCATTAAAATAAGTTTATTGTATAGCTGTCGAGGAGTCAACGAACAACAATTTATGCCAACGATATTTTTTATGAGAGAAACGCAAGTTCTAGGAGAGATTTTTGGGCAATAAACTGGACGAGTAATTTGATCTTTTTGTATGTGAACTATAATAGAATTCTTTCTCGTAGTAGATCTAACAATGGAGGGTAAATCATCTTTCTCTTCACATGGAGGTATGGATATTTCCACCCAATTGAAGTGAGGGGAGATGATCATCCAATTGAACTCATCCTTAGTGATGAGATCGATGTGTGAGAATCCATGCTTAAGAAGATGAAACCTTTTAGGTGCATCACTTTCAGAGAAGACTATCCAGTAATCAATAAGCACTTTAATAATCCAACTAATCCAGTAAACCTTCTAATGTCTTCCTCTTCAAAAATAAGGAATTCAACCCCATAATCTTCGTGAAGACTATCTACTTGTTCAACAACATCCTTCTTTTCCTTATACTCCCAATCATGCACAACACCCTTCCAGGAAATATTTTTTGTCTTACAACAAACATCCTCCCAAAACCCATGATCTAAATTATGCTTGCAATATAGGACCGGAGGCTCCATGTTTAGAAATTGAGATCTATTAACCAATTTCATCTCAATAATCCAACGTAAATACCACCACTAGAGAACCCCTATCGTCTATCTTCTTATCTGCTATGAACTGCTCTATGGTCTCAGTGTTATCCCTAATATAGACTGAAACGTTAGGTTTGTAATGTTTAGTCAGTACTTCCAATCTGTTCTTGTATTTGGAAAGTGCCATCTCTTACTTGTTCTGATAATTGAATATCTGATCACATGGATCCTTCTGTTGATTCCTAGAAAGATTCTCAAGCTCTTCTAATCGCTTCTCAAAGTCCACATGCTCTTTGATCTTGCAGGACCTATCCATAATGCCCAAAACCTTCTCAGCTGTATCAATTGATATCTCCCCATCCATCAAAGCGGCTAAGAGAGTGTTTACCTTTACCTCAATATCTATGGGTGCTGAATCATTACAAAAGGTCTTAAGAGAGGCAATACCGAAATGTGCCTGTTGGTAATCCTTGTACATGTAATCACAACGCAGTTTAGATCGATCAACTGCTGCATGATTCGATACCTTAAATCCACCCCTTCCAGGAAGAGTGTCATCAGCGTCATTTTCCGCAATATCATGGATCCTATCTCTCCATAATAACGTCCGCTTGTCTTGCGCCCGTATGAAGTCGGCGAAGAACCCTTTCTCTGAATATACGTTGTGCATAAGTGTAGCTATGTTGCAATCAAGCCTATCTGAGATCTTAGAGATGGTTAAGCCTTCTGTTGACATCATGTCTAGAATATCTTTCTTCTCTTGTCTGCTAAATAAACGCTCTGGTTGACCGCCTTTAGAATTCTTTTCCATAGTTTCCACTATACCAATAAATTTTACTGACAATAAATAATACCCCATAGAAAGACAGTCAACAATAATCAATTCTCATTACCCACCCAATACTGTCCTAAGCTCTACTTTTCCCGTAACATACCTAGGTGTTATATATTCAACCGAGGAATAGATGAACAAAAGTCAAAGACGATATGAGAAGATGAGAAATGAGGATATGTTTGTGTTTAAGGACATCATAAGGATAGTTGATGAGATCTCTAATATCTTAGGTAAACCAGTCGAGTACTCTAATAGAATAATAGATAAACTAAGAGAGACCTTAGAAGAAGAAGAAAGATCTAATGATGCCTGCTATAGAGAGATGAGAGATACCTATAGGGAAATACTAACAACCATGCAAGAGAAGCAAGAGTATAAAAGAAAGAGCTTCAGAGAACTATCCCGCCTAAGTAGTAAAGTGATAGATGGATTAGATATGAGCGAAGAAGAAAGACATCTCCAAAAGGATATGGCAATAGAGATTATCAAACGTGGATTAGGTACTAAGGGAAACTTTGCATTAAAAATGAAAGAAGAATACGGGAAAGCATTAAGCAGAATAAAATCATCACAAACATCAAAGGATAAAAAATCCTCTAGAGAAGCTAAGGAAGTTATGAAAAAAGAAGAAAAAGAAAAAAGTAAAAGTATGCCTCTACTACCAGACCGATCATTACTAACAAATAGAATGTGTAATAGGCTATTTGAAATGTTCACTGACAGTCTATCGATTGTCTTTCATGAAGAAGCTTCTGACATAGAAGAATTATCTCTAGAGAAGTTCAATGTAGGGAAGGTTCAGAAGACAGACGATGTATTCATGATTGAAATAATGTTACGCATAAAATAGGGATGAATATAATGCAAGACGATATAATGGACCAATTAGTAAGAAAACAAGTTCTTCTGATCATCAAAAAGGATAAGACCTATGAGGAAGAAAGAGAACTGGGTATCATAAGAGCTGAAATAAATGATCTTGTAATGAATTCAGTACTAGAAAAGCTAAACGGCCTTAGAAGCGTAATTGATTGCAGAAGAAGAACTATGGTAGTTAAATGAGAACAACTAAGAAAAAGAAACTATACACCTATCCTGTTCTAATCATGAACGTCGAAAAAGGCTATTTTGGGTTTTTCCCAGATCTAGGGAAGTGCGATCACTTCTATTGTAGATGGTTAAAGAACGCAGTAATTACAGCAAATAATATCCTAAGCTTATCTTTATCAATAAAGCTCGCTACTAAAAAGAGACTGCCAGTCCCAATAAACATAAACACCCACCTGAAAGACAAGCGATTCAAGAAATGCTTCATAATGAACGTAACCGTTAAGTTATAACTCCTCTTTATTCCTATTAGCATAAGAAAACAATTCTTCAACCTCAAACCCCTTATCGTTAAAGAAGTTAGCCATACGTTCTAGTACTATATTAGTAGGGCAGTTAGTTCCCTCCAAATACTTCTTAATGGATTCTTTCTTAATAAATGTACATCTTTCCATTTCAGAGATAGTAAAGTTTCTATCAACGATCACTTCTTTTATCTTAGAACAGATTGCTTGAACATCTTTTCCTTTATACCTTAACTGCTTGGGTCTATCTACTCTCATAAGGGGCGCAATATTCTTGATACTTTTTGATTTCTGACTTAAGAACTTTTCAATAAAATCTGTCATAGACAACATGATTGACGTGAACTCCTTCTGTCACTAAGACCTTTGGGTTGTGTCCACCTATTTTCTTTAACGAGCCTTATGCAACATCGAAGACTGCCCTCAATTGTAAAAATTTTTTCATTCTTCCTAGAAGCATAATTATCGCTCATAGACCCCTCCATAACCGTCCAATATATTTCATTTTTAGTCTCGTCAGTAAGCTCGGTCTTACTGTCCCTAAGCATTTTATCGATAATTCCTATCGCTGTTTTTCTATCCGTCAAACTTGAATAATGGCCAGAACGTCCCGTATCGTCATAACGGGCTTCGTGATCATGCCAATCTTTGTGCGGAGGAGGACGAATAGGGGAACGAGGAGAGGGAGGCTTTGGATTGATCTTTTTTTGATCAACTATTTTCTTCCCGATCTCGATCATGTCTTTTTCTGCCCCCAGACTCCCTATTTTAGATAGGATATCGTTTATCTTCCCAATGTCAGTAAGACCGCCTGGTATGTCTAGAAGCTCATTAAGCCTAGCAAGCTTCTCGTCAATCGATAGATCACTGTGCAAAATATGGTCAGAATTGTTCAAATTTTGATCAGTTTTCTCGAATCTTTCTTTTATTAGGGTATCAGGCTTTGCCGGTTCTTCAATCGAAAACAACAAATCTTCCCCCTTCTTGGTTTCTTTTTCTATGTAACTTTCCTTGTTCATACTACGAGTATAGCTACTAGTTATATTATAACTAATATTCCTACTTATGCCCGGCAAATTCTTTTTCTTGCCGGGGGGTGGTCTGGAAACCATTGCTACGAGCAGAGCTTCAGACCTACTTATACGACCGTATGTTTTTGGTAAATCTGGGACATAATCTTTTAAGGTGTCATCCACCATAAAATAACGAAGATAATTTTGAGTTCCCAGATAAAACACCTTCTTTTCAATATACCCATTTTTAACCAAAGCAGCAGTATACGAACGAATAGTTCTTTCACATCTCCCAAGCTCTAAAGAGATATTACGTAGGGTTCTAAGTGGGTTTTCAAATATATATTTAATAAATTGATAAGCAAATAGTCGACATCCAGGCTTTAACCTATTGTCATTCAATGCTTTTGTTTGAAGCCTGTTCATTAAAGGTCTTGAAGGTTCCCTTTTTTCTCTGCTCGTTCTTGTTTGGGCGTAATCAGTAGCTGTTTTCATAATCTATAATCTCTCGTAAATGATAATAATAAGGTTTCGTAACAGTATTATTGTTTTACGGTTGACTATTTTTAGATTTTTGCATACAATGTCCTCCTCTCTCTCGTTATCTCGTTTTGGTCTTCAAATTATTATGAGTTATGAAAGAGATTCGGTCGTTATTATGATTGATAGCGATTGAGAAAAATACCCACTCTTATCGGTGGGTTTTTTTTACATCTTCTATTCTTCGCCTCAGATCCTCTGAATTCTCTCTTCTCTGTAATAACAGTAAGACGTGATCCTACTCCAGAACAAAACCATAAGTGAAGCTTTTTAGAAATACTGAGCATTTATTGAACAACTAGCAGTTTTGTCATCCTACCCACAATCGAATTAATAGACGGGTATCAATAAATATAAATACATGATATACTACATATTTATAAACTAGTCATAAGAAAAATAGGGTGATAAAACTATGAAAATAAGGTTCAAACCAAGAAGCAAAGAAGCTGTAGCAAAATCAACAAGGGCAGCACAAAAGCTAAACAAAGTAGAGGAAGCTAAAGCAGAATCAAAAAAGGAAGCACAAGAAATAATAAGGGCAGAAGCAGCAAGACAAGCAAAAGAAAAAATAATAGTAGCAGAAGCGACAAATCCAGTCTTCCTATCAGAGCAAGACTTGGCTGATAGGTGGAACTTAGACAAACATACAATCCGCATTTGGAGATATCATAGAAAGGATTTCCCAGAGCCAATTTTCTTTGGAAGAAGGACAATAAGATTCCATCGTTCTGCAATTATTAAATTTGAGAAGCATCTAGCTAAAGAGTCAACAGGTAGAAAAGCATTAAACGAATTATGGTCTGAAGGTCCTATAGAAGGAAGATGCGCAGAAAGGAAACCGAATAAAACTAAAAGACAGAAGATGGCCGCTTTAAAGAAAGAAGCTCTTAAAAAACCCAGTAAGGATACGGAAAAATCAAAGAAAGCACTGAAAGATGCCTTTAGGTTGCTAGAGAAGTTTAAATCTAATAAGAGATGATTATGAACAAGGATACATTAAAAAAAAACACCACCTTTTTACACACAATTGGCCCTGCACTTGGAATGACTATAATCACTTGGTGTTGCATATCTACATTGATGTCATTAGTACTATGTATCCTCAAACTACTTGGAATTAGTCATCAGTCATGGCTTTCTGTTGCTAATCCAATATTGGTATTTACCGCAACATTAACGTTCATGTTAATTCTTGTTGCAATCGTTTCAAGAAAAACATAAATACATGTTGACACATGTTATGCCATATAATATAATATCCTCAAGATATGGTAAACAGTGTGTTTAACCAATCGAGATGAGTCAAAAAAAGAGGATGTAACAATGGAAGCTCTAAATAAGGAAATAAAAGGAACGACCGAATTATGCCGGGATTCTGTTGAAGCAATCGTAAAAGGGAAGTATTCTTTTTTCAAGGCCCAATCATTTAGAAGCTTTGAAGATAGAAGAGATATTGAATCCAATATCAGTTACAAATAGTAGGAGAATTTTATGATCTATAGAACTTTAGTAAAAGAAACGGCAGAGAAAATAGGCGATATAAGCAAATTAACAGATGTTCAAAAAGAAGAATTGTCAGATTCACTATGCCACTCTGTTGATAGCATAGAAGTAGATATCCATTTCTCTCTGAATAACTATAAGAACTGTGCTGAATTAGCTCAAGAAACATTGATCAGCGCAATAGAACGAAAGGTTATTGATGATGTTCAAGTAGCGATAGATGAAAGAGAAATTACAGAATCCACCAATATTTTTAGTATTACACCTAAAAGAGAAGAAAGAGGTGTTTTTGAAATGTTTCAAATGTCACCAAAAACAGAAATTGGGGGGATATTGTCATGAGTAATGCAGTATTTGTAAGCCCATGCGATGATTGGGATTTAAATAACGAAGCAGAGTTATACAACAAAGGGCTTCAGAATCATTTAGAGAATGAGGCTGATTCATCATACGGGAACAATGAGGACTAAGTTATGAAAAAAGAACTTAAAAGGATAAATCCAAAACTATCTAATGATGAGCGAATAACAGGCAATAAATCGAACATTCATGGAGACGCATCTAAACTCCGTGGGGATGTCTCTAATATCTCTGGCAGTGTCAATGGAATATACGGGGATATTTCTAAACTCCACGGTGATGTTTCTGGAATCATGGGAACTGTCTCTGGAGTCGCTGGGGAAATTTCTAACATCATTGGGGATTTCGATGAATGTGAGATCTCTGATGAAGATAGCGAGAAAGGTATCGATATTAATGACTTACTAATGGAGGAATAGGATATGTTAGTTTTAACTAGAAGAATTGGGGAAAAGATAATAATTGGAGACGATATCGTTATTACGGTATTGAGCAATACAGATAATAATAAAACTTATGGATCAGGAACTGTGAGGCTTGGAATAAAAGCACCAAAGGATTTACCTGTTCATAGAGAGGAAATCTATATCAAGATCAACTCAAAAAAGCCAGTTGATTCAGATAACGACCAATTAGAATATGAAACAACAGTTACGCAAGAAGGGTATCAACAAGACAATTATAACAAATAATGAGGTAACTATTTATGATTACACAACAAGATAAAACGGAAATAAAGATAGCAGATAACGTAAATGAAATTAACCATGAGATCGTCTCGTCTTTGATACTAAACAATGACGTCGCAAAGATGACGCCTCAACAAAAGGTTGAGTGTGTTGTGGGTCTATGTAGATCACTTGATCTTAACCCACTAACAAGGCCTTTTCAGCTGATATCTTTTAAAGGGAAAGAAATAATCTATGCCACGAAAGACTGTACAGAACAGCTTAGAAAGATTCATAAGATAAGTGTGGTATCGCTTTCGAATGTCTTCCAGAACGACCTATATATAGTTACAGCTAAGGTAGAGGACGGGAAAGGCAGACAAGACGCATCTACAGGTGCTGTTTGTACAAAGAATCTGAGAGGAGATGACTTGGCCAATGCCATAATGAAGGCCGAAACGAAGGCAAAACGTAGGGCTACTCTATCTATCTGTGGTCTAGGAATCCTTGACGAATCAGAGACAGACACTATAGGAGAGTACAAGAAGGTAGAAGTAATTTCTGGTTCGCAAGAAGACAATTTAAATAAGTTTGGCGACACGATAATTAGTCCTCCTACGTTTGCGATCAATAATCGAAGCGAAGAACTGTTAATGTTCTTCTCAGATAAAATCAATAGAGCGAGATCGACTGATGATTTAGATGATATGACAGATGAGTTATCCGAGATACCTGCAGGACAAGAGATTCAGAAATTAAAGATGATGGGAAAAGACGATCTTGATGAATTAAGAAAGCTTTTTACAAAGAAAAGAAAATTCATTTTAAAGAATCAATTACCAAACAGAGGTGAAGGATGAGTAATGAATCTAAATTAGTAAACTTAGGATACCTCGTGTTGTATGGCTTGTTTATCTGGCTCATATGGATTTATTTCTGTGACCTATTTTCTCATTGGACGTTCATGGCAACAGTCTGCGTTATTACTTGCTTACTATTGGGGGTGTTTATAAAAAAATCTAGTGTGGACTGATCAACTTATTATTAATGTGTAAAAAGGAGTGTAAAGATGAGTAAGATAACTGAAAAAAAATTATATCAAATATTGAAAGATCATGCCGATGGGAAAATAGCTAATCTTCATGAAGCTAACCTAGAGGGAGCTAACTTAGCGTGGGCCAATCTTAAGGGAGCTAATCTTATAGGGGCTAACCTAGAGGGAGCTGATATGAGATATTCATATCTTAGTGGGGCCAATTTTTATGGAGCTAATCTTAAGGGAGCTAATCTTAAGGGAGCCGATCTTAATAAAGCTATTCTTTCAACGACTAATATGGAGGGAGCTAATCTTGAAGGGGCTAATCTTGAAGGAACAATACTTGAAAAAATGGAGGTGAAAGATGAATAACGAATTAATAAGATCAACGATAACTGGTCTTCTAAAAGACAAAAGCTGGGATATACATACTGATAATGATTATGCTCTGAGATGGGCAGCAGCTAATGGATGTCAAGATTTAATAAAACTTCTTATAAAATATGGTGCATATATTCATTGTGATGATGATTCTCCACTAAGAATTGCGTCAGCAAAAGGAAATATAGAAGCAGTAGGGATTCTGTTGGAGAACGGAGCAAATGTACATGCAGAAGACGACTATGCTATGAGGTGGGCATTGTCCGGTAAACATTACAAAGTAGTAAAGCTTCTATCGAAATATATCGAAGATGGATCTGAAGTGAAAATTTAAAGACAATAACAATCACAGGGACCAATAAATCAACTAAATAATAACAAGAGGTAAATAAAATGATTAAACAAGAAGAAAAGTTACTTGTGAAACCATCAAAGGTAAAATTGATGTTTGAAGAAGCTCAATCATTCAACAAACTTGGTCAACAACATTTTTCAAAAAAGGAGTATTGGAATGCTATCTGTGAATTTGATAAATCAAAAGAATCTACTGGTTTAATAGTCACTTCACCAGCAGATACAGCAGAAAATATCCTAGAAGAAATACGAAAGATTAAAACACAAAGAGATGTTGATCAGTTAGTTTCTTGTCTACAAAACGAGCTAATTCACTCAAGAATACTTTCAATTTCAGTTGCATGCGCCAAGAATGCATTATTCGACATTAGCCTATTGAGTAGAAGGCGCGCAGAAAAAATCATAGAAGAAGAGAAAGAGAAAGAGGAATTAAAGAAGACAAACAAAAAACAGGTAAAAATAAAAAATTAGTTTTAGAACAAATTAGATTGAACTATAATTGGCCAGGTATTCTCTATCAAAGAAGAAGGAGGACCTAAATGCCATTAAAACCAGGAAGAACTAAGACGGTAATCTCAAAAAACATAGAGAAATGGTTAAGTCTGGAAGATCTAAAGATCAAGCAGTAGCCGCAGCGCTTAACAAAGCAAACTTAAAAAAAAAACGAAAGGTTAAATAATCTACTTAAAAAGATTAGAAAAGTGCTATATAAGAAAGAAATACACATTGATTACAGTATGTATGAAATACTTAATAAGAAACCGGAGGGATAAATGCAAAGTTCAATTATAGATTCATTTAAGAAAAGAGGATCATTCACATTTGAAAATGGAACGCAGGATAAAGAGCCGTCTTACAATTTTCAAACAATCATCACTTCTTCAATAAACTTTAGTAAAGGAACCAAAGAAGAACAACTTACAGAAGAAGACAAAGAAAAACTTCAGAATAGATTGGCTGAGCTAGCATTACAGGCTATTCGTGAAATGCTGGAATCGTTGGAAAAAGGAGAAGAATCTAAATAATCTTCTGTATCACTGAATAGGAAGATCGAGCATGAAAGACAGTAGAAAGTTAAGGATAGGAGAACAACCTATTAAAATTGAAAATCCAGATAAAGATCGTGACGCTCACATTTCTAACATTCTTTCTTTTGAATGTATTCAACAAAAAGAATACTGTAAAAAAACAAATTGCCTTAAAAGATGTATATTCTCATTCCTTTCAGGTGTTTTTGTTAGCTTACTGTGTTTCAAATTGTCAAATACTATCGATTCTCCCTGGGCAGTAATCACAATCCCTATCTGGGCTTGTTTCATAGTAAATTTTTTATAGAAAGATAATAACTCTGTCCGTTCTTCATTCTCGAAAACGCTCGTTTTTGATAACAAATCCTAGATAACTAAAACCTGTATAAATGGTAGCTGATCTATTCTCAAAACCCCTTATTGAATTATTTTCTCAATTGAATACAATCCGTACGAGTTTCGAGAACATAAGGGGGGTAATTATGTTGATAGGATACGCACGAGTTTCTACTAAAGATCAAAATCTAGAATTGCAACGTGAAGCTTTAATTAAAGTTGGTTGTGAAAAAATATTTGAAGATACGATAAGTGGTTCAAAAAAAGACCGGCCTGGATTGAATAATGCACTAGAGATGACAAGGAAAGGAGATACTCTAGTTGTTTGGAAGCTAGATCGTTTAGGAAGGAGCGTTAAACAATTAGTTGATTTAGTAGGTGAGCTTAGTAAACGAGGGGTTCAATTCAATAGCCTTACTGATTCTATCAATACTGCTACCCCGTCTGGAAGATTCTTTTTTCATTTAATGGCTAGCCTAGCAGAAATGGAGAGAGAACTAATCATAGAAAGAACACGTGCTGGATTAGCGGTAGCTAGAAAGAATGGTATAAAATGTGGCAGAAAACCTAAAATGACAGCTTGTAAAATTGAGTCAGCTAAAAAGTTACTTCTTAGTGATACACCACCAAGAGATGTAGCAGCAAACTTAGGGGTTTCTATTCCAACTCTATATAGATGGATACCAGCATCATCACTTTAGGTTGTTCCACGAAATTGTTCCACTCGGAACGTTAGAGATGGTAATCATTTAGCTTACGTTGTAACGACACCTTCTCCTCTCCCATATAGTCACGAAATCCTATTACTAGGTACCTAAGAGCATCGTTCGCGTGCGACGCAAAGTTATGCTCTGGTTCTTTATTGAAGATCTTTTTCTCGTTATCCCATTTACGGGTGTAAGACCTTATAGCATTGACTCCTATCTTACATTCAACAGAGTCGATATAGAATGATGGCAACATTGTAATGACGGTCTCTATACCGCTTATCAGGCCTATATTGGGGCATATCCTAAACCTTAACCCAAAACTTAAAGCAAGTTCAAATCTAGTTTTACCACTACCCCATTCATGAACCTTAATATCGTGGGGACCTATATGAACACCGGGTCTTACGCCATTCTTAACACACCATTGAAATACGTAGTTAGTATAATGATTGAGACCAACCCTAGTATCTTCATAATAATGAACTAGGTTAAATCTCCCATCCTTTAGATACTGAAAGAACCATATCGCAGTCGCGTCCCCATAACCTATATCCCAGGCCGTATGTACGGGGAGGCTCTTATCTACAGTTAATGGTATTACTTGATCGTTCCTCTGCATTACTTCTAATATTGCCCCGTAGTAAGAACCAACGTTAGATGAGGTGAAAGAGCAATAAAACTCCTGCTGTATAAGCTCTTCAGGCATATGGTCTTTTCTGGACCTTTCTATCTCTTCCGACTAATTGCTTTGGTCTGATCAACAGTTAGAATCTCAGAGAACCAATCTTCATTATTTAATGAATTCTGATAAAGATCGTAGAAGTGATTCTCACCTCGTGGCGTACCCTGAAATAAGCACCAGCCGCCATTCTCCATCAGAATCGGTCTCATAAAATCCCAAGACAGGGGATTGGTTAATGAAAACTCACTAAAGATAATTCCAATTGGGTTAAACCCCATCAAAGCGTTGTAATTGTCTGATCCCAATAAATGAAAGACAGAGCCGTTAATAAGCTCTACCTTCATCTCGGTATTGTTAATTGATTTAATTAGATGAGGAGGGAAGTGATCTAAGAATTTAAAACCAGACTTGTCCATTCCATTCCATATGATTCTTCTTGCTTGCTTAAGTTCAGGGAACAAATAAACGTACAGTCCTACTCGCTCTAACATCTTATAGATAATGATGTTAATACAGACTTTATCTTTACCGGCTCGGCGGTGCCAGACTATAACTCCAAACCTCTTTTTATCAGTTAGAAAGGATTTTAATAAAGGCTTTTGATATTCTCGTGGAGTAAATAAATAGGGAAGATGGTATTCAAGTAGTGCCATAAATGACTTTTTTATCGACAGACGATAATTTTGTCGGATTTAACTTTTAATGTCTATTATGAATTCCCTTCGCCTTTTCACCGCTCCTTAAAAAAGCAAGTCCTAATAACGAAGCAACTATAGAATGTATCGCCGAAGAATCCACTCTCTCAAAATTACATCCTACGCCATTTAATATCGGCATCAATAGTACATCATAAAATAAACCGATACCACAAGTCCACCCAATAAAGGGACGCCATCCAGCAACAAATATGCTTTTATGAGTAGCCTCTACCTTGTTAAGACTAACCTGTTGTTCAGCGGCCTTTTGTCTTAACTTCTCTTTCTCTATTTCTGAGTTAGCCCTTTCCTCATCGCTCGTAAATATCCTGTCAACAGTATTTCCTATTGCATCAATAGGCTTTGCTATTGCATCCCCAGACGATCCAAGAATTGAAGTTAACAAACCCATAAACATACTCTTAGTAGTAGTTAGTAGACATTCAGTCTTTAAATATCTACTGTTTTGTAAACCAACAAAATATTAATAGTAAACTAGTCATAGGCTCTATTTAATAGACCATCTTCGTATGGGTGGTTTAGAGACCTATAGTAACCAGCCAGCTCACTCTTATAAGCAGCAATCAATGACGTTTCATCACAGACATTAATAGAAGAAGATGTCTTGCTACCCAATACTCCATCTTCTTTTAGAATACGTCCTGTTACTGCCCTTACAGCTCTTTGTAGACAGATGATCCCGTTAGTAGGGCCAATGTTCACAATAGCTATGATAGCCTTCTCAGCTAAAAAATAATCCAAAATACTATAGATTTTGTACTTATCCCAATAGTCATTCCTATATAGCTGTCTGGCTTCGTCCTTTGTTAAATTCTTAATGTCTAAGTCAGAATATGTGTTCTTGGAAATACCATATTTCGTTTCACCACCCGCGTCCTTTGGATCGTTAGAATAGCCACCCTCTAGCTTGATAAGTTTGGTACATGCCTGATCGAAATAATCACCACCCATTTAAATTTCCCCCAAATAATCTTTAATTGATTGCGCTGCCTCTTCTAATGAATAACAAACACAACACTCATAACCTACAGTCTCCATCGATTCTTTAAACTTCTCTTGATTAGGGGTGAGTTTATTGCCCTTAATCTTAAACTCTATCCAAAGACCATGATAACCATTCGATGGATAAGCACAGAACACATCAAAGACGCCAGACTTTACACCTTCTTCCTTGAGCTTCCTCGCAACGATAATGTTTCTCTGCCCACCATTTGGTATAGCAAAGATGAACGGGTACTTATCTCTCGCCGTCCACCACATCATCTCGAAGAAGCTCTTTTGTAATCTGTGCTCTTTTTCATTTCTCATAGATTGTTATTAGATTTCCCATCCTTCTTCATAAAGAATTAGCCAGAGATTAGCATGTGACGCACTTGCCCTATAACGAGACTGCTGGCCTGTAGTAGTGAAAATATTTAACTCTGAGGCTGTTGATGCATCTAAACTTTGACCAATTGCTAACATTGAATTAGTTGCATCGGGGACTAAATCTGCACTATTTAATGATGTTACTCGAGCATAAGATCTTCCTGCAGGAGTGCCACCAGTAAAGCCAAATGAAGCGCTCATTTTTAGCTTTACACTCATACCAGGAGGGACACGATTATTAATAGTAACGGCCGTAGTCCCAGTACTATTCTGCCAAACCGAATTATAACCAGTAGTCCATAATATGTATCTCATACCTGACGCAAAAACATGACAGGTAAATGGCAAGATATTAGCTGATCCATCTGTGAAAACAGAAGTACCAGAATACGCATATTTTGTATATCCAGTTGCGTCAGCTAGAAGGTTTGTTGCCGTTAGAGAGGTATCATATCCAGCATCAACTGTTCCATCAGTCTTTCCTATAATAAAGAAGTGGTACCAAGTACTATTAGCTATTGTAAGCCCTGAAGGAAATCCACCCTCATTGGTCCCTTCAGCCCAATCAACATCTATTTTCTTAATCAGGTTAGAAGTAGACTTGATATACGAACCAGTATTGTCATAAGCTAACCCTGGTTCTATCTCAATATCATGAGAAGTATCACTTGACTCATTGCTTGTTCCTAAGCCAAACCTTGCATTAAGTATGACGCATTCATTAACAGCACCAACTATCGTTTTGTTAGTGGTATCAAATGAAGTATTACTAGAATCACCAAGCTTTATAGCCGTCCCAACATCACCATCCTTTAAACCTGCTGTGATTGTTGCCTCACCAGTTAGGGTCGTCGCACCATTTAACGTTTTATTGCCATAGATGGTCTGCGCTTGATCATCAATATGGCCATTTGTTATTCCGGTATTTGCCAATTGGATTGTGGCTAATGAGTTATGTGCTAAATCATCAATTGTCTCTAATGCATTTTGAACGTTCGTATCTGTTCCACTCAAAATACCACCGAAATTAGTCGTAACAGTTGAAACAAGTGAAGCTAGATTTGTAGCACCAGACCCTGTTGTTCTAGTATTGAGCGTATCTTTTTCAATTTCCAGCTCGACAATATAACCACCAGCAGCGTTGTTTTGGATAATGGCATAACCTAATTGAGCCATTTCTAATCCAAACAAAGTAGATGTTGCCTCTGCTACACCAGCATTAATTGCTGTTCTCGCACCAGCCAAGTTATTATATTCTGCTGTGTGCATAACTGAAAAATAAGTGGGTGTAGCTGCATTCAGATTGTCTTTTGAAACATAAATCCTTTTAACACTATACTTATCAGGACCTGTACTTATAGCAGTTGGAGTACCAGCACTATTAAAAACCATTGATAACTGAGTTTGGTTTGCTTGTCGTTTCCAATCACCGCTACCATCCGTATACATTTCTATAATTGAAACACCTGCTCCAGACGAATCGGGTATTTCTGTATCCACCCCATGATCATCTAACTCAGCTGCTCCAACTATTTGTATTTCTCTATCTCCTGCCGCGGCGCCTGTTCCTGTCGCAACACGAGTTATATTGGCGCCACTTTCATGTATAACAGTCCCAATAATCTCATGGGCATAATGGTTTACGGCCATAGGAAAGTTGTATGGATGGTCTTCTCTAACAGTTATATAGTTCGTACCGTCATACAAACATTCAAATAGAACAATGTTATCAGCAAATAATGCATATGTTCTTGTTGTGGTCTTTTGAATGGCTCCCGCAGAATCAATATAAATGAAATTCAATGTATTAGCGGCTAATGCTCCGGTTTGTTGAGCCCCTACCCATGTAATCTTTTTGTCATGAATGTACCCATTACCAGCACGCAACAGTTCAAAGTTACTACCAGTTATCTGCCAATAAGCTCCTGCACCACCCCATGCTTGGAAACCAGAACGATCAGCATTTGTACAAGGTTCAAGTAAGACATTAAGCGTTGACATAAGACTTCCATCACCACCTAGATTGGTTGAAATGGTCGTGTCAGATGCTCCACCGAGAAGAACAGCTGCTGTCACGTTAGCGTCTTTAAATCCTCCTGTAGCAGTAATCGGCTCATCAAAACTCTTTGCATGCGTAATTGTTTGGATGGTATTCGTTGTGACATAGTTAGCCTCTACAGCCCCTAGGTCTGTATCAAGTTCATTCACAGCTCCGCAGATATCTTTCTTTGTAGTTGAGAAAGACGTATCAGTCGCACTACCCAAGTTAACGGCTACTGTCACGTTGGCATCCTTTAAACCACCCGTGATAGTCGTTGCTTCAGTAAAGCTTTTTGCCTTTGTTATACCTTGTATAGTATTGGTCGTTACGTAGTTTGCTTCTACAGCCCCTAGGTCTGTATCAAGTTCATTCACAGCTCCGCAAATGTCCTTTTTAGTTGTTGTAAAAGACGTATCTACTGCGCTTCCCAAGGTTATAGCTGTTGTAACATTCGTATCCTTAAAGCCACCAGCTCTTGCGTTATAGTCATCACCGTCTGTAATTGGTCTTACATCGGTACTAGACCTTTCAATATAGATTCTACCTAAAGTTTCGTTAATACCACCCAATATGTCCTTCTTGGTTGTATCTAATGATGTGTCTACAGCGCTACCTAGAGTAACAGCTGTCGTTACATTATCGTCTTTAAATCCACCTGATCTTGCATTGTAGTTGTCCCCATCATTTATGGGTTTTACATCTGTACCAACCCTTTCGATTGGTGAGGTTGTTGCAAGCAGTTCCCATGCATAATCATCAAAGATGTACATAGAATGAACATCTTCCACATAACACAAAGTAACATAGCTAATTACAGTCTCATCCCATGTCGCTCCATTCCATTCGTAGATATAATTAATGGTCCAACCGTTCCCTGAGGCTGACGCAATATATCTGTCGCCAACACCAGGACCTACAGGCAACGCGACGCTAGGGTCAAAAAACGAGAGTACTGCTTCCTCAGAATCAATTAATTCAGGAAGAATAGAGACGTCAATAAGCCCTGTTAGTGGATCTATCCTAAATTCAGGCATCGTCTGTCTTAAAAGCCTACCGCCACTAGCAACTAATAGAACATTGTTATCGTCGCCAGTTGCTGTTGAGGTAGATGAATAGTTATATAGAGAGGAGTCCGCTGGGGTTAATTTAACTGCTACAGCATACCCAGTCACATGATTAGTAAAATCATACGCCTTAGCCGCTGTAACGTTTGCGAAGATTTTTAATCCACTACCATCTTCCTCTATAGCAATAGATGTAGTGATTGGATCAATACCAGTAACTCTCAAAATAGCCTTGTCATCACTCGCTACAATGGAGAGAACATCATTATCTTGTATCGTCCAATCGCTAAAATAACCACTTCCCATTACTGTTGATAATGTATCGGTGGACGTATTGTACGAAAACCAAGTACTTACATTCGGATTAACTGAATAACTCAATGTATCGAAATAATCTTGATTGAATGCCATAAAATTCTCCTATATTTTAAAAATTAAATTTCCCATCCCCTTGTGTAGATAATCAATCTAACACTAGTAGAAGAAGCGCCTAATCTACTTCTTACTTGTGAAGAAGTGTTGGTTGCTATACTTATTTCTGATTGATCACTTATTCCAAGAGAAAGCGCATTAACAACTGTCGCTCTCAACTGGCTATTTGTTTGAGTTGGAGCAACATCAGTTATAGTTAATGGGGTTAAAAGTCCGTAATAACTACTATCATTTGTTGTATTTGGACAATCAAGTGAAATTTGCAAAATTGCATTTGTTACTATACCTGTTGGTGTGGTTAGAGTTCTAGTCACAGCAGCAGTTCCTGGATGTGCCGCGTAGACATCCTGAACACCAGTAAGCCAAAGTATTCTTTTCGTTCCAGAAGGAAGGACATTACAAGTAAACTGAGTGATATTAGCCGATCCATCTGTTAAAACGGAAGTACCAGAATAAGCATATTTTGAATACCCTACCGCATCAGTTAAAAGATTCGCTGCTGTTAATGAGGTATCGTAACCTGCATCGACAGTACCGTCTGCTTTTGATATTACAAAGAAGTGATACCAGGTAGCATTAGCTATTGTAAGCCCTGAAGGAAATCCACCCTCATTGGTCCCTTCAGCCCAATCAACATCGATCTTCTTAATTAAATTAGAAGTTAAATTGATGTATGTGCTACCACTGTCATAAGCCATTCCAGGCTCAATTAAGATATCATGAGCAGTATCACCAGCATCATTACTTGTTGCGAGTCCAACCCGTGCATTATACAAATAGGGATTAGGAGTACTTGCAGCATCGATATAGTCCTGAACAGTAGTACCTCCAAACACACCAACAAGATCAGCTCCTTTGTTTACAGCAGTAGATGCAACATCCTCAATATAATCTTGTACAGTGCCACCACCCTCTACGCCAATCATTTCCGCACCATCTCCAGCAGCGTTAGAAGCTAAATCAGCTCTTAGCACTTGAACATCAGAAGATTGGGTTGGATCAAGTGTATAAGCGGAAATCGTAGTACCGGCAGATCCCATTCTCCATATCTGAAGCGCTGACAACTTAGGTAGTTCTAAGTCTCCTGTCGCAATGACTTCAGAGGTTTGATAGTAAGGCTGTCTTAAATCGTTCTTACTTTTGTTCTGCTGAATATTCATTAACTGGCTATTGAAATCTCTGTTGAGGTCGTCAGTACTGAACACCCCACCAACACAAAGATTAGATGCTCTAGCAGCAGCCCTATCTCTACTTATCGTAACAATATCATTTAAGATAGCACCAGTTGTTAGAGTAATGGTTCCTCCACCAGCATCTCCTACTCCCCCTACGATGTAATCAGTATTGAGCACTAATATGTCAGAAGAATCATCTCCTGTTGAACCAGTAGCTCTTTCAAATACATCTAAATCTTCTTCACTATAGATAGGGAAGGTGTAGGTAAATACTGTTTGGCCGCTTGTTGCAGTATACTGAACAATATTCGGTACATCTGTTATTGCGATTTCAGTCATATCATTTCGCTCCTATTTTGGTTGCCATAAATAATGCTCATTATGTTTTTTCGCTCTCTCAATCATATGATGCGTATAGTTTGGATCAATTGAGTTCATCACTGAATTATAAAAAGCATGATCAATTAATGTTTTTGTGTAGAAATAATTCAACATCGGAATCTGTCTTCTAATGAAATACATAGTCTGCTTCTTAAGACCGCGATCACTATGCAAATCATCTTGAAATGGCATCTTAGCCGCTGATATCAATAGGCTTCCTAAATTCTGAATGTTTCCTATTCCTGGTCCTGCAGCTCTCATTAGCCAATTATTCTGTCTATTGAAATCATTTAATAACATTTGACCATATAAGAAGAACGTACCGCCTTGATTAAGTACATCAATCCAGTCTTTCTTTTTGGTCATATCAGGTATAGCCATCCCCAAAGCAATACTGGACGCGGCTTTGCTAAGATATCCCATAAACATAGAATGCATCATATATTGCATCATTCCGTGATAGTCGACTGTTCCGCTCTTAACTGCATCATAAAGGCTATCGGCCCCATGGCCGTAGATGAAGCGACCGAGTGTCCTTCTTGTAGAAGCCACATGGAATGATTTAAACATCATTAGTGTCTTCCATAACTGTCCAGCGAGTGACCCACTATTAGCCCCCATCATCATAAGGGACATATCTGATGCGTTAGGCATGATCTTTCCGTAGGCTGCCTGATCTGTATAATAATTCATCAACGTTTCTTTTAGATTTCTTCTGTATAAGGTTTTCTTTGCGTCACCCTCAACAGGGATATCACTATCCTCTAATAGATCTACATGCTCTGGAAATAAATACTTTCTCTTACCAACTCTATCGATTTTGTCTGATAGTGTCCTAAGTGTCTCCCAGCCTTGGCTATCAATACCTTCAATGGTTAGGGCTCTTTGTTCCCCTGGGTGTAATGTCTCCCAAGACTTCGCTAATTGCTTAAATAGATTGTTCCCAAGTAATTGACCCATCGTTGCTCGAGTTACAGAATCAAACCATTCAATTCCAGTCAATTTACTGTTGAGCTCCATAAATCTTGCAACCTTTCCATACAGATGATCTTCACCACCGAACTTGTGGAATAGGTTACCCATCGAGCTCTCAGCATAGAGCTTCAACGAAAGAGCGGCTTGTTTAAGCTCACCTTTGGCCATACCCTTGCTTAAGTTTTCAAAAACTGATTTATAGACTTCTAGTGCTGGAATGTTGTGTTCTCTAGACAAGAATGAGGCCATTTGCCCTGCATCAGGAATAGAAGCGAGCGTTACATTTCCCATAAACGTCGCATATGACCAGGTCCTTAAAGTCCTAAGTGCTTGTCCCACTAAGCCTGAAGAGTCATTGTCTGTTGGAGTCGTTAACATATCAAGAGTATTCCTAGCTCTTCCTAAGAATTTCTTATATTGAAGCCCTGTTTCGTCTCTTGAACGCCCTTGTGCCCAATTAAGGATCTTCTCACCCATTAATTCATAGTTAGTGCCAAGAGTTCTTACTAGCCCTAAGACTCTCGCACTTTGAGTAAGTTGATTCAGTACTGCGTCATGTACATTTTCAAACCCATAGGATTTATTGTATTTAATCCACGCCTCTGGATCTTTCCAATGCATTACAGCTGGTTTAGAGAACTTATTACCTGCATTAAAACCTAAACGATAGGGAATTAACTTACCGCTTGCGTCATATCTCTTATGGATATACTCACTGGTTGCGGCATAAAATGATCTTAAGAACTTCTCTTCATCAGCCACATGTTCTAATGTCTTCTCTCGATCAATAAGAGGGGATACAAAATCTCTCCATTTTTGATACGCCAACTCTTTATATTCAGTATTGGACTTTACGTAATCACCACTATGCTTTAAGAGTAGCTTGGCTCTAACGGCCATGTCCTTAAGACCATTACCAGCCGCGCTCTTCATTAAGACAGAATTATGCTGCATTCTTGCGATATACCAGTCAGCCTCACCAATAGGGACGCCCTCTTGTCGTAATGCACTCTTAAGTGATTCTTGATACTTTTTAACAATAGTAGCGATCTTGTTTGCCCTTGGGTCACCAGTAGATCCAGGACTACCTAGCTCTCTACCAATAACTTCATCGTTATTTCTACTGTTAAAGAAATGTCTAACTTCATCTTTTTCTAGATCAGCATAGAACGCAGAGCTGAAATCATTGATTACATTAGAGACTCTATTCACAACAGAGAATCTAGACTTAGCAACGTTAGATTCTTTTCCATTAAAGAAAGCGTCTACACCCTTAGCGGTTCTAGCTTCTCCTTCTCTTGTCTTAAATAGACTAATCTGATCCATAGATTTTTTGAATATCTCCATATTCTTGTAGGCTCTTAACCGGTTAATCTTATTCCTAGCCTTTCTTTCTGTTATTAAATCATCAACAGTCTTATGTAATGCACGAGCTCTTGGCTCTAATCTCTTAGTTACTCTAACACCAACGCGAGATTTAACCTCATCAACAAAGTCATCAACCTCTTCCTTTCTCATCTGTCCCTTGAGAGCTTGTCTTAGATCTGTAATACAAATGTCTCTGCTCATCCCAGACCCCTCTCATTAACACAACTCACAAAGTTATTAAGTGACTCTTCAATCTTCTTATCGTTAACGTCTGTTTCGTCTAATTCTTTTAGGAGATCTTTATCTTCATCTGATAGCAGATCATTGTCTTTAAGGTCCTGTACTTGACGCTCGTACACATCAGTCTCTTCTTCTGGGGTAAGGTATTCATTCTTCACAAACTCAGAAGACTTATATTCGTTAGGGAACACAGAGTGATCTGATTCAAAAGAAAGCATTTGGTTACGAGCTGTAACCAGTTGTTCTACATCTGGAGCAGCAAGCTTTTCATTAACAAGCTTTTGATAGACATCTGTATCACTTGCCATCTTATTTAAAGTCAATTTCTCAGCAACAACATCTGGCGTTTGTTCTACAGTATCTAGCTCTTTAAGCCTTTCCTTTATATTTTCTTGACCCATTGTCATTTCGTCTATCTCAGAAGGAACAACCTTAACGTTTCTAGCCAAAGACTCCTGTATTGGCTGCTCTACATTAACAACCTTTCCATTATCTATCTGATCTTGAGCGACATTAAATGCTCTTTTCATATCAGAAGAGGCTAGGGGGCTCTTCGCTCCTGCTACAGTATGTAAGACTCCACCGATTCCTGCCATCACAAAAAGGTTCTTCATGAACTCAGAAGTAGTAAGCGGCTCTTGCATCTGACTTTGAGCAGCATCTTGAGCTTGTAACATAGGCAACACACCAACGCCTGTAGAAAGCCCTCCCACAGCGGCTCTCCGGCCTATTGCCGCAATACCAATTCCTACTTTTGGTAGCAAATATGAATCTAATAGACTAGCTGTCTTTGTAATCCCAATTCCAGTGAGTGCTGCAGATGGCATGACAGCCTGCGCTGCTAGAAAGCCTAGGTTGCTAGCGAGCCAAGGGTGGCTACTATTTGATACCAACATTTGTGTAAAATCATTGCGAGTCTTCATATTAGAAGATCTCGCTATAACGTTCTCATATCCCCCAGTTGGGAAATCAACGTTAGGATAAGAAGTCTTCGCCTCTTCTGCTGTTAAGTACTTAGATCCATTAAAATGCTTGTCATACCACTGCATGATAGGCGAGACTAAAGAGCCTTCAATCGTCTGATTAATTGAATTTAATTGTGAAGCTTCAATTCCTTCCATAAGACCAACCTTAGGCATTCCTTCAACAGGAAACCTTGAGTAGTCCTCTCTCGATCCAACCGGTGTGTAGTTCAACAAACTAGACATCACCAACTCCCTTTAGCCTTAGTCTATCTAAGAGTAGCCCCATACTATTTTTAGCTACTTCTTGATTAAATTCGCTTGTTTCATCGACCATATCTTTAAATAGAACAACAAATCTTTCTCCTTTAGCATTCACCATAGGAGATCCGCTCTGATCAACTAGTTGAACACCTCTTTGATCTGGGGTTGTTGTAATATAAGAAGTACGTTGCATCATCATCTTCACAAGACCCTTACCAAGTGGGGTTTGTTCTAAGAAATGTAATGAAGGAGGGGTCTCAAAATTTGAAGCTCCTGCATTCCTTAATAAGATGTGGAATGAATTTGTTAACATGCTGTTACTTACTTGCTTAGGTGCAAATAGGGTTTGACCATTAACAGTATGGAAATTGATATCTGGTAACATCGTTTTTGCTGCTGTATCTGCTGCATCTTCTGGAGACATCCCCTTACCAATCAATTGAGCAGTGAGAAGTTTTGCATGCTCTATAAACTGACTATAGAAACCCGCATAATTAACACCACTGGAGGCAAGAGATTGTTGATAAGCTGTCACCGTCTCAGATTGATTCAGATATTTCGTTACATCAGCCATTCCGCTCAACCCAGCATTCTTAAGTATAGGATCATACTCTTTGATCGTACTCCCAGTATGACTCCACGCTGCCGCTGCATCTTCTACAAATGGTCTACTACTTTGAGTTCTAGCCATTTTTAATAGATATTGCGATGCAATAGGAAGACCAGCTTTTTGTAAATCCTTAGATACATAATCTACGTGATTTGAGTCAAACGTATCTAGATAAGCAGAAACAGCAATCGGTTGTTCAGCAAGTGGCAATGATTTGATTCTTTGGACAATTCCTGAAGATTCTTGATTAGTTAGAGCTTTAACTTGATCATCTGAAAAACCAAAACTTCTCTGTTCTGCAAGACGTGAATCAATACTAGCACTTCTTATTACCTGTTCTTGTCTTGCGGCAGGTAACTCATAGAAAGGAACGTTTTGATTAGTTGTTGGATCAACGTAAGTCATATGCTTAGCGTTTTCAACAGTCTGATTAGTGGTCGGAGAATTATTGAAATAACCCGCTGGATCTTCTGCAATAACCTTATTTCTCTTTTCTTTCCAATCCTTTAACGATCCTAAGAATAATTGTTTGTGATAAGCTCCTGGATCTCTTGGATCTATCTTTATACTACTGATAACAGAATCAACATTTGAATCTGACGTATACTGAAGTTTATTAGTAACCTGACCAAGAGTTGCAAAAGTGTTTTGTGAGGCAGAATAGTTTAGAGCAGTAGGGGTAGATTTGGTTTGATCAACAGCAGCTTGCGTGGTTCCATCCACTCTACCTGTTCTAGATACAGTCTTTAGATTGTTCTGTAACTGTTGGTCAAGCATGATCTCCTTTGTGTCCATCTGAGAATGGAAATTATTAATAACAGCAGTACCATTCACCAACACCTTATCTTTTTGTAATTGATTGAGTTTTGGATCATTCAACACAGAACTCTTCCACTCTTCTACCTTACCAACACCTATCGCCTGATAGAGTTTACCAATGTGGACTTCTTCATTCAGATCATTTTGGAAATCTACTGAATAAGCATTATAGAATCTTTGATCTACAGTACCGTTCTTTCTGAGTTCCGTTACTTCAGCTAGTCCTTGGTTATAAACCCCCTGAGCAGCCTCTGGATTGGTTCTTGCGGTATTAAGCACTTGGTCTTTATACTGCTTAAGGCCAGTTTGAATATTAGCCGCTAATGTATTGTGATTAAGTCTAGCAGTAGACAACATAATCCTACTACTTGCAGAAGTTCCATAACGATCCATCGCCTGTCTTGCAGTCTCTTTAAAGACACCTGGGGTATTTTGCATATACCCTTGTGAATAAGATAAGAAGTCTTTTTGAAAGTCTTTTAAGCTGCCAGGATGAATAGTTCCTGCATGTTGCGCATATAGCTCTGTTACCTTGTTTTTGATATCACTTTCAATAACCGATTGATGAGACGCTACAGCAGCTGATCTCTCAGCAAGAGCAACTTGGGTTAGGGGAGATCCCTGTGGGTTATAATCTTTCTTAGCGCCTTCTTCTTGCCCTTTAATTCTAGCATCATATCTTTGAGCTATCTGAATGGGCTGACCAACAGTATTAACAAACTGATTTAGTCTATTAGCAAACTGTTCGTATGAAGAATAAACCTGTGGTTCTCCACGAGCCTCAAATTGAGTTGATCTTCTTAATGTTGGAATATCAGCCATTATTACACCCTATTAAATATTAATTTGTGACTGAACTAGAGGTAAACATAGGAACTTCTTTTATAAGGTTTTGACCAAAATTTATCAAAGTACCAAAAGTATCGGAGTTTGCTCTTGCCTGCACTGCGTTGATCTCTTCATCACCATAAGCTTTTGCAATACTGCTATTCATGTCTTGAATACGTGAGTCTTCAACATAATTTTGAAAACTCTGTTCATTGATAGAAGCAATATTAGGTGAAAGCCCAAGACCTCTAGCAGCACCAGAAGCATTAGCAGAAGCCATTACGCTTTCTAAGTTCTCAGCTCTTCGTTTTGATGCATCAAGACCCGCAAGCCTTTGTTGATTCATTCTCATTCTAGTAAGCTCTTGCTGACTACCTGCAGCCTGCTGTGTTCTACTTGCAGACATAACAGAGCCCAATAGTTGAGCTCCCATCATTAACGACATCGCTCCCATAATAAAATACCTCTTTTACTCTAGTGGTTGTACCTGGATCATTAAACCTATTGCTAATATGGTGAATGGCAAAGGATCAGTCTGGGTAATACTAATTAATAAGCTTGCATCATAATTCTGTAATAGATTCACTCGAGCAACTCCTGTTTGAGTAGCTGGGACAATATCCATCGAAATGCCATCATACAAATCTGGTAGAATTTGATCGTTCACATAAATCCCTAAAGATTCAAAATAAGAAACATAGACAGATTGAACCCTTTTCGTATTGTAATAATCGTTTTGATTGTGTGGGGGCATAGGAGAAACTAGTGGTACAACTGCTAGTCCAACTTCTACATCCGTAACTTCCTTCTCTAAAGTAATAGACCCACCAGTAACTACCTTATCATCAAGTACTGCTCCATCACCTAATACCTTAACAGTCTTTCCCTCTAAGAATGATAAGTTGTTTATTACAGTAGTTGGTACTGCGAATGTATTTGTGTAGGAACAATCAGTCTTTAGATCGAAATCTAATTGCTCGATATAGAGCTTTGTTACTCCATCAATCTCTCTTTCAACTAAGAAATAAGTATCATTCTCATCTGAGGTAATCTGTTTAAAGTTACCATCTGTTGTAGCCAAGCTCCAAGCGTTCACGTTTTGGCTTTGCAAAGATTGGAATATAGCCATCGTTCCATCTGAGTTGACGTATAAAATGTAATTACCTAAATCTTGGGTAGGATGCTTAAGTGGTCCTACATCAACAGGAGTCTTAATAAGATGTTGGCTTAATACTGAAATGTCATTAGGAACGAAAGATTGTCTTTGAACTTCATAAATAAGAGACCATACGATCTTTCCACCGCTATCTACGTACAACACCTGATTGTCGAAATAGATAGGTTCAACATTAGTATAGATACCATTAGTCGATTGTTGATCAATGAAAGCATTAGTTGGAGTTAATGCAGTCTGCTGTAAAATTGCAGTTGATAACACTCCATCCGGCGTAAATATCCAAAGAGCTTTAGCACCCAAAATATCCTTAACAATGTTTGATTTACCAACATCAGCAACAAGAGTAATTGCGCTATCAGCTAAAGCTTGTGAGTCATCAAAGTTGAATATCTCGTTTGTTTTAGATCCCCATATACCTTCAGGTCGACTCTTAGCTCCACCAAAGAATAATCTACTTTGATAGAACGCTAGTGATTTAGGGTATCCGAGTGTTGCGCTCCATACGGGTTCTGTTAATACTGAATCTGTACCGAGAATAGCGCTCGTATTTTTAAAGTCAGCTATCGTATAACCATTCATATGTGTTGTATCGGTATAGACAGTAAGACGCATTGTCCCTTCATTACCGAAGAATAGTCCACCAACGTGCTCTGCAGTGAATGGAGTTCCTGCCGCAGCTGTTAATGTAATGCTTCCACTTACAGCACTTGGTGTGAAATTAGCAGCGTCGTAGTCCTGATTGAAATCATAGGTTGGAACATTCTTAAGTGATACAGCAGCATAAGACCATACACCAGCAGACAACTCTAATTGATAAGGAAGGTAATCTTCATGAACGCTAATTAAGGTATCTGAATAGACCTTTTGTTTCATAGCAGCTATTTCAGAAGCGCTATATGGAGAGACAACAGTCGAATTAAGAGAATTATCTCTATAGATGTCTAGATTAGAATCTTCAAATACGAGTAGGTAATGAGTTGCATCGTTAAAGCTCATTATCTGTAGACGTGCTTCTGTTGCACTTGTCGCAATATCAAGAGTATCAACATACCTAGTACCGAAACGACGCGTAATACCACCTTGAGGTAGAACCATTACGTTTCTAAGTTTTTGAGCTCCTTTATAGAATCCTTCGTAATCAATACGAGCAAACAATCTAGGATCTATTTCGCCCAGTGAGAAGTTTGCGCTATGCTTAATGTTTAACGCCACTTTAACCTCCCCAGGTGATGTCTCTAGAACTTGCTCCTCGACACGTTATGAATGGGTTAGACCTAATTGGTCTTGTTAAATTAGATTGTGAATCTGCAAAAATAGCTTTTTGAAACTCTATAGCTGTCCTTTTTTGCATGATCTCACTTGTTTGAATAGAGTGAGCAACAGACAAAGCAAGTACTGTCGCTAGGCTATATTGAAAGTAATCAACGAAATAGAGAGGTAAGTCCTCTGGATCTGGAGCGAATCTATATTCTAGAATGAGCTCTTGATCAGAAGGTTGATTACAGTAAAACTTTTTGTTACCAAATATTTGATAAGGAATAAGAGGGTGCGTTCTTACAAACGCTAAGTAATCAGTAGGTAATTGATAGATATATAACCAATTGTCTATAATGGGCGTCTCTACCAATAAAGAGATCTGTTGTAATTTAGTTGCGAATCTCCAATTGTTCTTCGCTATATCGGTTGGAAGAAGATAGTCATAAGCATCACTTGCAGCTCGGGCAACTTCCCCACCTGACGCAAAAGATGTAATCGCAGGACTGCCTAATAAGTTTAATGCATTAGATACAATCTTTTCTTTTGTTAATGCGAATATTGGCATAAGTCACAAGCTCCTACTTTAAAAGACTAAGGGCAGGGAGTGTCTATCAAAGATAAACTTCAAGATGGTTAACCATGAGATGAGTCAAAATGGTTAACCAAAATGAAAGGGTTTACCCACCCTTAGCCAATTGTTATGCGTTAGCTCGCAGCTCTCAATGCCTGCCAAGCGACCACTGTTGATGCTCCTGGATCGGCCGACAACAATACAATCACCTGATCTGTATTTGGATCTACTTTCTGAACACTTACTGCGTTTGTGCTCTCTTGCACTTGCGCGAAGACAATATCAGTAGATAGAACACCAACTGCAGTAATCGTGATAGTCGCAGAACCACCACCGTTGTTTTCTTTATCAGCGTATTTCACAAAGTGACTTGGAGCGATTCCAGCTGAAAGCATAGCTAGGTCGATAGTAGCTGCACCAATTGTGGTTACACCACCGTTAGTACAAGTTATATCACCCGACAGAGCAAATTCATGAGTAGCAGCGTCTCCACCACCAATCAAGAATTTAGTATCTGCGCATGAGATCATAGCCGCTTCAACAGCCGCTGCACCGATCGTTACAACACCACCATTGGTACATGTAACGTCTCCCGAAAGAGCAAACTCGTGTGTTGCTGAATCTGCACCACCAATCAAGAACTTGGTATCAGTACAGGCAATCATAGCCGCATCAACTGCTTTAGCAGCGATAGTCACCACACCACCATTGGTCATGGTCGCATCCCCTGATAACGCAAATTCATGCGTTGCAGCGTCTGCACCACCAATAAGCACTTTGCCATCGACGCATCCAATCATGGAAGCTTCAACTGCAGCAGCCGCAATAGTCACAACTCCGCCATTTGTCATGGTCACATCGCCAGATAATGCGAACTCATGAGTTGCACCATCCGCTCCACCAATTAAGAACTTGGTGTCTGCTGTTGCTATCATGGTTGCTTCAACCGCTTTAGCGCCGATTGTTACAACTCCGACATTTGTCATCGTGACATCACCGCTCAAAGCATATTCGACTGGAGCCGAAGAGGCGTTACCAATCCAAATCTTTGTATTAACAAGTGTGTCTAATGAAGAGTCAGTTGTTTCAGCCGTTGTTACAGGTGTCGCACCAGACGCTGATGTTACTTTAATAATACCATCACGATCGCTAGCTCTTATCTCCATATGATCGTCAAGATGTAAAATATTGGCGATTGAATTGAAATAAGCACTTGCAATAATCGTAGCAAAAGCATCAGTTGAGCTCTTGTAGATATGAGTTAACGGAACATTTTGATTCGTGCTATAGCTATAGCGATCAAAATAATTAATACTAAAAGCCATAAAGATTACCTCCTATTATGCTGTTTCATCGATTCCAACTTTAACAATACCAACTGCATCTACAGTTATTGCACCTGCATAGATTTTCGCTAATGCTTGATCGCTATCGTAGTTAGGAACGCGTTCTAGCAAAGTTGCGAAATCACGATATGCATAACCAGTAGATAGACGGTGATAAGCAAAACAGTCTCTGATATCACCAGTCTTTGGTAAGCCACCTTCAACCATTGTTGGGATAATGTGCCACATCATACCCATCGCGAAGTTACCATTTAACGAACCTCTTTTGATAAGTTCTAAGTTTAAATATTGGTTGTCGGTAAATTCTTGCTCATTGAATAGTTTCTTAGCACCAGACGCAGAGATTGCGAAGTGTCTGTCCTCAACCGGAATAGCCAAAGAATCAAAATATTCATTAACTTCTGTTACTTTTGCATAGGTCAAGTTCGTACCGCCTTCGGCGATAGTGTTCGATGTACCTGATGCAATTAACGAATTGATGATGATTTGGTCAGTACGACGCTGGATTGCGCTTGCGAGCATTATGGCGCTCTCTCTACGCTCTTCGACGTTTGTGGTGAATTGTTCCATAGCGTCAATTGACACTGCACAATTGTATTTGCTGCAAGGACAATTAACTTTATCGAAACCTAAGTCTTGTGGTTGAACGACTTGATGGAATGCAGCGACATTAGCAACAGCATAATCTGCCTTTCTAAAATCAACTGAAGATCCGACAAAGTCGGTTTTATTTCTGACGGTATTCTTTAAAAGATTACCCTTGGATTGATACGCTTCCTTTACGAAGGCATCAAACTCAATTTGATAAACATTTGCCAATGTAGACATGTTTTTAACCTCATTTATATAAAATAATCGTTCTTGATTACTTCAAGGTTGTCTAAACATGTCTAAGGCGCAGAGCGTTATCTCTTATTGTTCAGGCCTAGTATCTTGAACACTAATAGATAGAGTTCCTCACTGGAACAAAACTATCATGCTTCACTTTTTATTATCTACTGCCTTCGATAGTTCTGCAAATAATTTATTACGATAAGATTTATCGCTACTGTACTGTTCCATATTACTCATCATCTCACCCCTAATTGCATCAACTCCTCTCCCATGTGAAGCAGAAGATGAAGTGGGTTGAGTATTATTCATGATGGGTCCTTTTCTTAATTTATCCATAATCTTAACGAGATTCGCTGAGGACATAACACCAGAAACCTCATTAATCTCATCTGCTGTTAATTTGTTTTGCCACCACTGATAGACTTTCTTAACTGATTCCTTTCCTTCCTCTCCTAGTTTTTTCATTTCTTCTTCTACGTTAGGGGCGGATCTTTCCTGTGCCAACGCATAAGTTTTTAATGTAGTCTCAACAAATTCTTGAGAGGCATTAGACTTATGTGCTGATTCTAAAAACCCAACAAGATCTGGATGATTTTCGTCGAACTGAAACTTCATGTCCTTTGAAAAAGTTAAGTCATACTTTTCAGGTGCTGACTTAAATGATCCGAATCTCTTTTCTAATTCTGGATAGGCCTTAGCCGCAGCGGTAACTGTATTAAACTTTTTGGGAAGCCATTCAGGTCTGTCACCAGTACCTTCTATTCCTTCGTCGTAATACCACTTGTTCGGGTCTTTCTTCGAGGCTTCCGGATTAACTTGCTCTTTGGCTTCTTGTTCTTTTTCAGAGACAACTTCGTCTTTAACAGTATCAAAGATGTTTTGATGACTTGAAGTATTCTCTGATGCATCTTCTGTAGTTTGTTCACTCTCTTCATTTTCAACCTCGCTCATAAATTATCCCCTATTTTACTGTTCTTTATCAGATTGTTTCTGTTCGTTCTTAAGTCTTGAAATGTATAGTTTCTCAAATTTAATAATATCGTAGACAAAGCTTTTCTTACCAAGCATAAACGACATGTATGAAGTGATACCTCCATAAACCTCGAGTGTCTTTTCATTAACGGGAAGCATGTGTTCTGTATCACCCGACAATTCCTTCAACAGTTCGAGCAGCGCCTCTCCCTCTTTTGTTTTATAGAGTACTCTGTGTACAAGCTCTTCTATAAGCCGAACTTTTTGTTCTGTCATTGCATCCCTTGAAATGGAACAGCGGCTGTAGGTGCTTGTGGCAACTGAGCCTGTTGTTGCTGTTGCTGAATCTGCTGCTGTTGAGCCTGCATCGCTTGATTAATCTCAACTTCTGTATTGTACAATTTAGGATCAACCCCAAGCTGTTCATAAATATATGGTGATGCAGTTTCAGGTTTAAGCGTAAGCATCGTTAATTGAGGACCCGCTATTGACTGGACCGTCTGAACTGCCTGTAATAACTTATTCACGTTAGAAAGCCCTTGCGATTTAACAGCTGGAACTTCATATTGAATTGCCATCAGCCTACCGTCTAACTCTAAGGATGGAATCAGTCCTTTCTCAGATAAGATAAATAGGACCTTCTCTATTACTTGAGATAAGAACTCAGCCTGAATTCTAACAAACGCAGGTTCACGAGCTTCTAGCATCTGTTGATTTCTGATCATCACTTCAGTTGCAGTCATCTTAGGACTATCGAGACCACCAAGAGGTTCAGTGAAGAACATCTTATTGAGCTGCATTCTTACATCAGAGATAGTGAGCTGAGCAAAATTAACATTTCCAGCCTGAGGGAGTGCCTGGAGTGGGAATACCTGCCCAGCTTCTATTCTCTCTACAGGGATAACAGTATTAGGTTCAAGTACAACTGTTTCAGGGTTGAACATACCATCTGAATATCCCATATAGATCGGATATGCTTGGCTCGCAGCAGCTGCCAATTCATACTCTGCCATCTTATTAAGAGTTTTAATGGTTGGTAGGGCATCCATAATGACGCCAGTTCCGTACGTTTCCATAGGTCTAACCGAGTATCTGGCGATAATCCACTTAGACTTCTTCATTCCCTCTACGCTATAGAGAACTTCTCTAGTTCTGCTATCGATCACATAATACGAATAGGTCTTATTCTCTTCATCAAATACAGTCATCTCTCTAATGTTTACTGTATGTTCGTCGTTATCTGGATCCATTGTCATGGTTTGTGGGATCTCAGCATTAGGCCAAAGATTCTTTATATCTCTGATCTTAACGTCTTCGAAGTTTCTAAATACGTTTCTTGGTTCACCACTCGTTTGCTCTAAGATCAATTGATTAAGAGGAACAGCTGTAAACTTAAAAGGCGCTTTATCATCATCATCATCATCACTAATAAGGAGAGCGAGTGTTCCAATAGACAAGTCGTACAGAGCTTCATTTGATGCGATATCCCAGTTTGATGCGTATAGATATCTAAAGAAGAGCTTAGTAATTTCACTAAGGTTTTCATTGATCTGATCTTTAAACTGATCTGGAACTTCAGAGCCCGCAACAAATGTAGCCCAATGTATTCCAGTAGGGATAAGAGTTGCATGAAGCTGCGCAACAAAAGAGTTGGTATTGATAATCGCTGTATTATCGTAGATCTTCCTGTTTCTAGTTTGATCCGTTATATAGTATGGATTTCTAGAAGGGATAACGAATTTATAGCAATCTTCAAAGGTTTGTCTGAAAGTATCTGCATACGATTTAGCATTATCAAATCGTTTTAATAGCTTTTGAATATCTGCCATGATGTGTATTACCCTAGAGTAGTTTGTCTATTCTCGTCAGAAGAAGTACCTGCCGAACCCAGTCTAGATCTGATCGAAGAGATTCTTTTTTGTTCGACCTTCTTTCTTTCTTTAGTTAATTCCGCTTCTCGTTTTGAGATTTCAGCTTGCTGTGTTCTAAGCGCTGAATCGTCAGATGCTTGTGCTCCACCACCCAACATCCCTGTAACA